GGTACGGTATGTCGTTTGAAGATATAAATGCCACTATTACAAAACATTTACAGTATATTAAGAAGGGAGATACGGTTATAGTGGGAGGAACTATTATTGATCGTATTATGTTCCCTGTACCTTATAGTCAAATAGCAGAGTACCACGGTACAGGATCGGAGGAAGGTTTTTCACTAACCGGAATAAATTACAAAACTCTAGATTACTTTTTTGATAGCTACGATATTGGTGTTGATAAAATGAAAAGTATGGGATTTCATTTTTCCCAAGCAGAATACAGTAGATTAATATATGACTATCAACATATGTTAAAGAATCCTCACTATAATGCGTATATAAGGTTTTATGATGATATGTTTAGACATTGGGAAGCATACTTTAAAACTATCTCTGTACCTTTTTATTGGTGGAAATATAACTGGTGGAAAACTGCGCCTGAGGAGAATATAGGTAGCTGTGGACATTGGGATGAATACTATCATAAAACCTTTGCAGATATTTTATTTACGTTTATGCAAAATAATAATTCCGGTTGTTTAGAAAATAGTACCTATATTTAATAATATTTATTTGTATGCAACCATTAGATAAAAATACTTTATTTTCAATCTTCGAACAAGGAGATGAAGAAATCTATAGAGAATACGGTATGGAAGGTCAGCTCGACAATCCTTTCGTTCTTCTAGGTATGGTTATAAGAGGCTTAGAGAACTACCAACTAATGGATATGATGTATATGAAGAGATATCCTAAACACTACAAAGAGGTTCGAAACATTACAAAGTATAAGTACTATAATAAATTATACAGGTACCTCAATAGGATTGATAGTAAAGAGTTCAGCAACGTATATAAGATAGGAGAGTCTTTCGATATGGTAAAGGTAATGTCTAGTCTAGAAGATATGCTAAGGTTCTATGAAGGAATAGAACACTATGAGAAATGTGCTGTTATAAAGAGATATCAAGATTTAGTTAGTAATAAAGACGTAGATATAGTTGCTTAATTGACAAAGATTTCTTATATTTAAGTATAAAATAAAGGTTATAATGGCAATTAAAAGAATTACGAAAGAAGAGGCTGAAGCCTTAATCAAAGTCTCTGAGGATCAGACAGGCTCGCCTGCTGTCTACTTTACATTAACTCCAGATGCCGAGCAAGGCGATGGTTGGGATAAAGTAACATACTACACTAATAGACCTAAGAAGATCCAGATACCACAAGGCATGACTGGCTGTCAATGGGTATATGTACTTACTAACCCTACAATGCCTGGTCTATGTAAGATAGGCTTTACTAAGAATAAACCCTCGGAGAGAGTCAAGCAGATTAATGCAGCTACTGGTGTAGCATTAGACTTCGTGGTAGAGTGGGCTTACCCTTGCTTTAATGCACATGATGTAGAGCAGCAAGTACACCACTACTTAGAGGATAATGGCTTGAGGGTTAATAAATCTAAAGAGTTTTTTAATGTAACTGTTGACGAAGCTAAGGCTGTAGTACAACGTATTGGTGAACCTTATAAAATGCAAGATAATGAAATCATTTAAAAGAGATACGAGAGCTAAACTATCTCACAATCCTACTGGAGAATTATTTAAAATATTACTTCGTAGATTAAGAATAAAAATCGCGTGGCAACTTCGCGCGTTTCGCGCGGCGGCGTGCTTGTTAATATTATCATTAGCATCCTGCACCCAAGAACCGCTCTCCCCCGACACCTGCCCCGGCGGATGTGAAGCTGTTCAATTATGGAACTATCAAAAAGATGCAAGCGGTATATACCATATACCTTTAGATTGGACAGGAGAGTACTTACCTTATTTTTTTATCGATATTGAAGTAAGCGAAACCGATCCTTGGTGGCAATATAATGGCGAGTCTGTTGTAGAAGCAAGATTTGATAGCAATACAAGTTGGACTATAGGAGATAACCTAGTTATATCTCAATCTTATTACACACCATTCGGTAATTATACCTCTACCGGCTTACCTTTACCGGCAGGATGGACAGATGTTAATTTAACTCAATATGAAGGAGAAAAGATCAATATTGCACAACCTACAGGTTTGCGATTTAGTAAAAAAGGTACTAAATTAAAGTCTAGAAGGTACTTAGGACCATTTATTCCAGAAATGATTGGGGATACTATTACGGTTTATATGAGGGTTTTTTGGGATGCAGGTGATCATTCCGTACTAAAAGACCATTACGAGCAAAAATTTATTGTAGAATAGTTGATCTTTCGAGATTTTTTTAATATCTTAAATAATATATAAAATATATAGATATTCTTAATAAGAAATAATATAATAAAGTATATATAATTATATAAATATATATAGTATATAATAATATAAATAATAATTAAAACTAATAGGTTACGTATGTTAGAAGCAGAGAAAATAGAGAAAAACTACCAAAAACATCTTAAAATCATCGACACCTACATAGGGGACCGTAAGGAGGCCTGTATTTCAATGATTAAACACATGGAGGAGACTTATATTATGGCTCCTGCTAGTAGTAAGACTTGGTATCATAGTGCTTTTCCCGGTGGATACGTTGATCATGTTAATAGAGTAGTGGAATATGCGGTAAAGCAGTCAAGGTTATATCAAGAGATGGGTGGAACAATCGATTACACCGATGAAGAACTAGTCTTTGCCGCACTTTTCCATGACTTAGGTAAGATGGGTGACGGAGAAAGACCTAACTATATACCTCAGACTGATAAATGGCGTCAAGATAAGCTATCAGAGATGTATACTTACAATCCTGATCTTGATTTTATGCTTATCCCAGACCGCTCACTGTTTATTTTACAGAAATTCGGTATAAAAGTTAGTCAAAAAGAGTTTCTTGGTATAAGATTACACGATGGAGTGTTTGATAAAGCTAATGAAGCGTACTTTTTTAGTAATGTTGAGTCGTCTAGACAGAAAACCTCTATCGTTTCAGTACTTCACAGTGCAGACTTTCTAGCTTCTAAGGTAGAATACGATATGTGGAAAAATAATAATGGTTCTTCAGAGCCAAAAGTGGTCAAAACCCCCGCCTCTAACGGCAGAAGGGTGAATTCTTCAGAAGGTCTTACTAATATGTTAAAAAATCTATAAAAAATGTTGTTTACTATAATTATTTTATCTATCTTTACTGTTATATTGGGTGTTGCAATACGCAATCTACTGTTAAAAAATGAAAGATATGAAGATATTACAGTAGCCCAGCAAGGTTACCTGTTGAGAATCTCAGAGTTAATAAAGGATTCTAAAATGCACCTACAAAAGCTTGATGATAAAGGGGTCTTTCAAAGCGATGATGAGGTCGGTTATTTTTTTGAACAAATGAAAAAAGTACAAGAAGAGCTTGACCGATACACGCTCCAAGAAGATTATGCCCAGAAAAAAAAGTAAAGCTAACTACTTCACAAAAGAGACAGAAGAGTATATAGTCAAGTATAATAATTCTACAGATCAAGAGTATAGAAATAAAATATTCACTGATCATATTTACCTGCCTTTTTATAAGTTATCCGAAAACATTATACACACATTTAAGTTCTATTATACAGATGTTGATAAGATTGAGGACTTAAAACACGAGATCGTTTCTATTTTACTAGAAGAAAAGATTATGAAGTTTGATCCTACTAATGGAGCAAAAGCATATTCTTATTTCGGTACTATTGTAAAGCGATGGTTAATTAATTATAACAATAAAAACTATAAAAAGTTAAAGCAGATAGGAAGCTTTGACGATATAGAAGATGGTTATGAGGATGGAAGCGTTTATGCCGAACCGAATAAAGGTATAACACTCTCAGACTTTGTTGATAAGTGGGTCGATACTATGTACGACGAACTAGATGAGCTTTTTATTAAAGAATCAGAGCAGCAAATTGCAGATGCAGTACTTACATTATTTAGAACAAGAAATGATTTAGATATATTTAAGAAGAAAGCTTTATATATTTATATACGAGAGATTACTGACTGCGACACTCCAACACTAACAAAAGTCATAAATGTTCTTAAAATTGACTTTAATCAAAAATACTTAGCGTTACACGAACAAGGGTTGATTTCAAATAAGATAAGGTAATCTATTTATAATAAAAATAAATTATCATGAGTTTAGATAAAGAAATATTTAAAGGAAAAACTCTATCTGATCTCTTCGGTGAAATCTACGACAACTCGAAAGAAACAAAAGGGCAGGTAAAAGCTCTTATTGGAGAGTTAAAACCATTGATAGAAAACATCGGAGATGCTACTCTCCTTGTTCCTATGATTAAGGAATATATGGAGATAGGAGTAAAGAATGATGATGCTTTGATTAAGTTAGCCACAATCATTCAAAGGATGGAAACAGCTCAAGCTAAAGGCGACAGTGACCCATTTGATCTTTCTGAGCTTCAAGACTTACTAGAGGAGCAAGAAGAGATTAAAGAGCAGATAGAAGAAGTAGAAAACGAAACAGAGGACGAAGAAGATGTTTAGAACCTTCAATTCAGGAAGAGGACCGTCTGGCGGAGGAAGTAGTAAATCAAGAGGTAATCAATTCGGTAGAGTTGTTGACATTATACTTGATGCCTTTCACCCAGACTACAACGATCAAGGCGGTTCACAAGCTCTTAACGGAGTATTCTACAGAGAGTTAGTTAAAGCGACTGATGAGTCTGGAGAAGCCCCTTTAAAGTTTGCTTACTGCGGTATATCTGAATTTAAAAAAATCCCACTAAAAAACGAAATAATTCGTTTAGAACAACTACCTAGTGAAGAGAGAGATGGTGATCCTGGAGCAACTAAAAACTACTGGACAGCTATCGTTGGGGTATGGAACTCACCTCACCATAATGCATATAAAGATACAGTACAGTTCGGTGAAGGTTCTGATATAGATTTAGGAGAACATTTTGCTGAATCTGACAAGATACCTCCCGTACAGACATTTCCTGGTGATGTAGTTATTGAAAGCCGCTGGGGGTCTACTGTTAGACTTGGCGGTAGCAAGTATGACGGTAATGAATTTACTGACAGTAGTAATGACGGTAAACCTTACACCATTATAAGTAACGGATGGGACGAACCAGCAAACGGTGTTGATCCCGTTATAGAGAACATAGATAAAGACCCTAATTCAATTTACATGGGGTCTGATCATAAATTTGAACTAACCCAAGCTAATGATAAAAGAGATGCATGGGATTCAGAACCAGATAAAGCTAATGCTTATAAAGGTAATCAAGTATTAATTAACGGAGGAAGATTATTTTTTAATGCAAAAGAAGAAGGTATTTTTTTATCTGCTGTTGAAGGTATAGGATTAAACGGAAAAGTAGTAGGAATAGATGGAGAAGACTATGTTGCATTAGACGCTAAAAAAGTTTACTTAGGTACTGATGCATTTAAAGAAAAAGAGCCTGTACTATTAGGTCAGACTTCCACAGACTGGCTAGATGATTTTATGTCGCAATTCGAGACCTTAGTAAAGAGTATAGCTACAGCACCACCTGCACCTCCAGCCTACGTAGCCAAACAAATAGCAACAGCTAACTCTATACTTCCTTTATTACCTACAATGAAAAACTTACTGAAGCAACTACATTCTAAAAAAGTATTTACTGAATAATGCCATACGTTAATATACCAAATAGTGGATTAGGAGGAAGCGTTGCCAAAATAGTTGGTAAAATGCAAGGACAGGTTATGTCTAAGGTATTAGATACTTCAACAAACATAACTAATAAACTAAACAGAGAAGGCTGCCCAGAAAATAATGAAGTACAAAGGTTAAGAAATAAACTAAACCAAGCAAATAACGCACTATCAGCAGTACAGTCAAGATTAGCTAAGTTTAAAGCTATTCCAGGAAAATTGAAAGCACCCTTATCTGGGTTAGAGAAAGCGCTCCTGATAATTAAGTTACTACCTATACCTCAATCAGTACCACCTGGATTCGGTATACCGGTAAATATCTCTATGAAGTTTGCAGATATAATGCACCTGCTTAAAGAGCTAATAAAGCAAATAGATGAGCTTATAGAGTCCATTGAAGCTGTATTAGAAACTCCTTCATTAGCCTTAAGCTCTCTTAAAAGAAATCTAGGAGCAGCAGACAGTGCTTGTAAATCATGTGAAATTGAAGCAGCATTAAAAGCCCAACTTGCTAACGGCAATCTTACTCAGAAAGATTTAGACGATTTAGGGCTAACTGATGATGATGGAGATATGATATTTTCAAATTTAGGACCTCAACTACTTGCAGGTACGTCTAATCAAGGCCTTACTAACAGTACAAAAGATAGTCTTAAGAGTACCGGTGATTTAAATAGAAAAGGTAAATGGACCGTTGGAGACGGAACAGACGGTACTAATACTGGAGATGGTGCTAGTACTGGAGACGGTACTGGCGGTTCTGGTCAAGGTAGTAAAAACTTAGCTGCCGGTAGAAAGTACCTCAAAGACCAGGTATTAAAATATAATGATATAGAGTACATCTGTCTCAAAGACCATATAGCAAGAAAATTAACACCTGACCAAGACCCAGAATACTGGTCGTCATTAGATAGTGCTTTTAGTAAAAGTAGTAATACAATTATTGATGGACTTAGAAAATTAACTGATGGTAATATCGATAGAGATACTAAAGGGCTTATAAAAAGCTTTTTAGATACACTTAAACAAGAAGACGGTTCAAAGACAGGTCAAGCCGGTGAATATTACCATAGAGGACCTAATGGAGATTTATATAAGTTAGAGATTGTCGCTGATATAGATTCTCCTTCTATTGCACCAAGAAGGTTTGCAGTAGCTAAAGATACTTCGGATGTTATAGTACTTAGAGGACCAAAGTCCTTTAGTTCTTCCACTCAGGTACTTTTAGACGAAATAAAATTCAGAATAGACAATCAACTTCCATAACCAAACTATTTATATATATGAAACTCGATCAATTAAGAAAAATCATACGAGAAGAAGTAAAAGCGGCAGTTAAGGAGGAGTTACAAGACGTAATGAATGAAGCTGTAAAATACGCTTCTACTCCTACTAAAGAAACTCAAGCTTACCAGACTGTTGAGAAAGGGCAACCTAAGAAATGGTCTTATGGTAAATCTTCTACTTTAGACGAGATGTTACAGCAGACAGCATCTGAAATGACTACTGAAGATTACAGAACAGTTATTAATGCTAACTCTGCTGGAGTTCAAGCACCTAACTTTGCACAACGTACTGCATCACAATTATCTGGAGCAGGTGCAGGTCTAGACTTATCAGCAGTACCAGGACTAGATTTAAGTAGAAGTAAGGCAATTTTAGATGCTGCTAATAAAAAGACAAAAGAAAGAGCAGGGCTCTAATTATATATGGCTTTCGAAGTAAAAAAAATAGATCCGTTAGATTTACAACCTAGAAAAGCGGTAGGTTTAAAGTTACCTTTTTCTGGCAAAAGCGTATTTAACGTAAACTATACTACTGAAGAAGCAATAAAAACAAATTTAATTCACTACTTTTTAACAGGTAGAGGAGAAAGATTTTTAAATATTGAATTTGGGAACGGTCTGCAAAGACTAATTTTCGACCAACTAACAGAGGATAAAGTACGAGAGATAGATGCTACTGTAAAAGCAGATCTAAATTTTTACTTTCCCAGAGTAGAACCTCTTAGTATAGAGACAGTAGGAATACCGGATAATAATACCGTACAGTTTACTATGAGGTATAAAGTAAAAAATACTAACATCGAAGATGAAGTAGTAATAAATTTTGAACAATAATGGCTGAGCAAAGAGACATAAAGTACGTAAATAGAGAGTTTAGCGACTTTAAAGGACAGCTTATTGAGTTTGCAAAGAGCTACTTCCCTGATAGCTATAACGACTTTAATGATGCTGCTCCCGGGATGATGTTTATTGAAATGGCGGCATATGTTGGTGACGTCCTTTCTTTTTATCAAGATACTCAATTACAAGAAACATTCTTACAGCACGCACAGAACCCCTCAAATCTATATTCATTAGCGTACATGATGGGGTACAGACCTAGAGTTACTACTGCGTCTGAAGTAGAAATAACCGTATCTCAACAGGTTGCAGCCTTATCTGGTAGTACTTATGCACCTAACTGGGATCAAGCAGCTAAGATACAAGAAAACAGTACTATAAAGTCTACAGCAGCAGGTAATACATCATTTATCCTACAAAACTCACTTGACTTTACTTTTTCTAGTTCTTATGACCCTACTGATGTATCTATTGCAACAGTAGATGAGGATAATAATCCTTCTGAGTATTTACTTAAAAAGAAAGTAACTGCAATATCTGGGCAAATCAACACAGTTGAAGAGACATTTACTACAGCAGAAAAGTTTAAAACTCTTACTATCGATGACGAAAATATAATTAATATATTAGATATTACAGATAGCGACGGAAATGCGTGGTATGAGGTACCTTTTCTAGGACAAGATACAATATTTGACGAAAAAGCTAACAATAATACTGATAACGGTCTTATACCGTCATTACTACAAATTAAAAGAGTACCTAGAAGATTTGTAACTAGGTTTACATCTCAAGGTAAAATGCAAATACAGTTTGGAGCTGGGGTGAGCGTAGCTACAGATGAAGAATTCTTACCAGACCCAACCAACATTCAAACATACGGCGATAAGCAACATATAGAACAAATAGATAGAGCATTTGATCCATCTAACTTCTTATTTACAAGAACATATGGAATTGCTCCAAGTAATACAACATTAACCATTAGATACCTTACTGGAGGTGGTGTAGTAGCAAATGCACCTGCCAACTCTGTAACGGAAGCGGATGTAGTAACAACTACAGTAACAGACTCTACTTACTTAACCACATTGGCGTTTAACAACGAAAAACCAGCTGCAGGAGGTAAGGATGGAGATACAGTAGAAGAGTTGAGACAAAATTCACTGAAAGCATTCTCTGAACAGAAGAGAGCTGTTACTACCGCGGACTATACAGTAAGAGCATTATCACTCCCACCTCAGTTTGGTTCTATAGCTAAAGCATACGTAACTAAGGAGTTTAGTCAAAACAGAACAAGTATGTTAGAGACTAATCCTTTAGCATTATCAATGTATGTCTTAGCTTACGATAACAGTGGCAAACTAATTACAGCACCTACATCATTGAAAAATAATCTCAAGACATATCTTACTGAGTATATGATGATAACGGATGCTATAGATATTAAAGATGCATTTGTAGTTAATATAGGAGTTAAGTTTGAGGTACTAACATTACCTAATTATGCTTCTAGAGATGTACTATTAAACTGTACTAACAGGCTTAAAGAATATTTTGCTACAACAAGAAGAAATATAAATCAACCTATCAACATATCAAATGTATTTACAGCCTTAGACCAAGTCAAAGGTGTGCAGACAGTGAAGTCTGTTAGAATTAACAACAAAGCAGGAGGTAATTACTCTCAATTTGCTTACGATACAGAGGGTGCTACTAAAGGAGGAGTTGTTTACCCTTCTTATGATCCTTGTATCTTTGAAGTTAAGTACCCTGATACAGATATAGAAGGTAGAGTAACAACAGTATAGAATGGCAGTATATAGAATATATCCCGAAAAAGATGCTTACATCTGGTCAGAACCTACAGTAGCCGGTATTTACGGTAATGCAGGTAAAGACGAGGTAGTAGAGGTTGGCGGGTATCCCGATATTAACACAGTAGGTAGAACTAAACGAACCTTAGTGCAGTTTAGCCAAGCTGAATTGACATCTAGTATTGATACTAAAGTTACAGGTTCATATAGTGCAAGCTTACACCTTTCCCTTGCCCACGCTTCAGAAATACCAGACACGTACACCCTTTTTGCTTACCCTGTTTCTTCTTCTTGGAAAAACGGTACAGGTAGAGGAGGTGATAGTCCTGCTAATAAAACAGGAGTAAGTTGGAAATTTAAAGATGATTATTCAACTGAATGGGATACCTTAGGAGGAGATTACTTAACAGATTATTCTGCTAGTCAAACATTTAATCTTAGTTCAGACTACGATGTTAATATGAACGTTACATCTATCATTGATACAATGTACAGCGGTTCTATAGATAATAACGGACTATTATTAAAAATACAAGATAGTTACGAAAACTACACATCAGCAAGCATAAACCTAAAGTATTATGGCTCTGACACACATACTATTTTTCCTCCTTATTTAGAGTTAAAATGGGACGATTCAACCTATGATAGTACTTTAACAGAGTTAGATACTGATATTGTTACTGTAGGTATAAAAAACCACAGACAAGAATACACAGACTCAGATAAGACTAAATTTAGAATCTCTGCTAGACCGAAGTATCCGACTAGAACGTTTTCTACTTCATCTATCTACCTAACAAATTATAAATTACCGGAAAATTCTTATTGGGGTATTCAAGATGATTTTAGTCAAGAAATGATTATAGATTTTGATAATACATTTACTAAGATAAGCGCTGACAACACTAGTAGTTATTTTGATGTATACATGGATACCCTTCAACCTGAAAGGTACTACAAGCTTTTAATCAAAACTACTTTAAATGGAAGTGTAATTGTAATTGATAACAATAACATTTTTAAAGTAGTGAAGAATGGCTAAGAACGTAAAAATTTCTAAAACAGTTTATAATAAGGATACCTTCAATAAGGTAATCGATAGAGAGTTCAAGTCTTTCATACCTGCAGTAGATGTAGAGCAGGAAAGAACTATTGAACAGTTTTTTAGTGAATACGAAAGACTGTACCTCGAAATATCACCAGAAGGAGAAAATCAATCACATGCTTACTTAATAAATAAAAGTAGTGAGTTAGTAGACTATGAAAAAGACACTACTGATATTCAACCTCTATTAGATGAAATTGCACAGTTAAGAATACAGGTTCTTGATCAACAACAACAAATTATAGATTTAAATATAACACAAGCAGAACAATAACGTGTCAGAATTTATATACAATATAGAGCAATTAGAGCTAGAAAGTTTAGCTCAACCTTCGAAAATTACAGCGAAGGATAAATCTCTTATTGGCGATTATAAAATAGATAATGTTTTTAATATAGCTCAATCAAGAGTTAGTGTAGGTGTTTATTCTATCGATAATACACTATTAGAGTTTGTTCCTAACTTTAAAGGATATACCTTCGATGGTAGTGCAGAAATAAGTGGTGATAGAGGTGCAACCTCTGTTGTATTAGATCCCGAAAAAGATATAAAAGAGTTAAACTATTCTACTGGTGATATAAGAATACTTTATAACTTTACTAATAACGCATTTTCGGAGACTCAAAAAGGAGGTACTTTTTTTATATCTGAAATTTCTAGTGATAGGACAGAAATAAAGGCTTCAACTTTAGAGCTTACTCCTGAACAAATTGTTAACTATGTTAGCGTATTAAGAAAGAAATTAGAAGATGCTTCTTACTTCTCTCAGTTTAGAGTAGACTTTGGTGAAAATAATTTTGCACTAGGGATAAATGTTAGTACGTTAACAGAAAACGGAGTAACATATCTTACCCTAAGACTTTATAGTCCTTTAACTGACGACTTAACTGTAAAAGATAAATTTACAGTAGAAGAAATTGTTAGTGACAGTACACTTTACGAAATTACAGCCCAACCAGTTGTAGATAAACTGAAGATACCTTTTTTAAAAGGTCCTAACTTTTCAATAGAAGAAGTAGAAAAATCAACTGAACCTACACAGTTTTTAAATTATAACGACTTATTCTCCTACCCAGTATCTGGTTCCTACTATGAACTATTTAGTTTATTTAATAATGCTGGAGCTGAGATTGCAATTAATCATGAAGATTATAGTGATTTTATTCACTTTTCATCAGCAGAAGAAAGATTAAGAAACTTTCATTATAAATTACAGTTAATAGAAAGTTATGAAGAAGCTATAGACACCATATCAGCTTCTGCAGCATCACCTAGTGGGTCTAACTTTCTTACTCAGATTTCCGGTAGTCAAAGCTACTATGAAAATTTAATTAGAGGATTAGTTAATAACTTTGATCATTATGATAGGTTTTTATACTACTCTAGTGGATCAAAATCATGGCCTAAAAGTAATACCTCTAGACCCTATACAAACTATGCCTCTGACTCCCTTACCGGCAGTGACTGGTTAGAAGCACAGCTCATATCAGCTTCTAACTACGATGTAAGTAATGTAGACATTTTAACTAATACAATACCAGCATTCCTTAGAGAAGATTCAAATAACGAGCAATATTTAATGTTTATTCATATGATTGCTCAACACTTTGACAATCTTTGGATTTACTTTAAAGCTGTAGCCGATAAGTATGATACTGATCACCGCCTTAACTTCGGTGTTAGTAAAGACCTGGTAAGAGATGTAGTCGAATCATTTGGTGTTAATCTATACTCTACAAATCAAAATACCGACGACTTATTTGCTAGATTTTTAGGTTCTTCATTCCCTACCGGAAGTGAGACTATTACTTCTATGTCTGTAGCAACTTCTGCTTCTTATAATAGTGGATCAACAGCATTAGAATATCTACAACCTGTACCTAAAAATGATTACGAGAAAGAAGTATATAAAAGAATTTACCATAACTTACCTCACTTAGTTAAGACTAAAGGAACTGAAAGAGGTTTAAGAGCGTTGATAAACTGTTTTGGTGTACCTGAATCTATTTTAAAAATTAGAACATTCGGTGGTGCTAAGGTAGATCAATTTTCTTTTCTAGGACCTGACGCTTCTATTACTTCAAGTTTATATCAATCAGGTAGCGATACATACAGAAGCGGTTCATATAAAATTAGAACAGATAATACAGGTAGTAATGTATCTGGTAGTACACTGTCTAGGTATGTTTCTGTAGAACAGAAAAACAAAAAATACACTGACGATATACATAATGTAGAGATTGCATTTAACATATCTAAGCTAACAGATGACCTACTCGAAACTAAAACTGGAAATGTTGGCTTTGACATAGATAGTTACATTGGAGATCCAAGATTACGCTTTGAAGATAAGTATGACGAATTAAACGCTTATAGAGAAGAAATAGTAGAGCTAGGACTTACTTGGGATACTATTCAAGACAAGTGGTCTAACATAGAAGGAAACTGGGATGATGTTTTAGCATTCGCTAAATCTCCTAAATCGTTTATAAGATTACTTAACTTCTTTGATAGTGCAATCTTTAAAATGATTAAAGACTTTGTACCTGCAAGATCAAAAGTAGATACAGGTATAATAATCAAATCACCAAAACTACATAGAAGTAAAGTAAAGCAAGTAGAAGTTTCTTTTACCGACGATCAATATTCAGCTTCTATTCAAACTAATACCGTAACCGGTAGTCAAGGAGGTACTTATGATTCATCAGGTAGCTTCAACTATACTACGAATTACGATGCACACATTGTTACTCCATTAGGAGTTGCCGTAAGAAATATAACGGACGAATCTCCAATGTATAATGGAGAATTATCTGGATCTTTGGTACTTGCATCTGATGGTGAAGTAGGTAAGAATAACCCATTCTTAAACCTAGCACAACCTATCATACAGCTGGATATTACTACATTTAACTTCTCACTACCACCACCACCTGCTTGTATTATAGCATTAACAGGTAGTTATTTAGGTGAGTACTATGTACTAGGTGTGGTAGATGATACAGACACAGATGAATCTGTAAGCATTACTTACCCGCTAGCAGTAAGTGAAGTAACTTCATCGTATGCATTTGCACATGACTTTGACACTTATGAATTCTTTACTATTCAAGCAAGCGGTGAGGTTAACTACGGTGACTACTCAGGGTATGCAGCTACATTTGTAGGCTGGTATAACAACTCTGCAGGAACAGGATCAGCTATATCAACTGAAAACCCGCTGACTATTTATAGATATGACGAGCAGACTTATGGTAATAAGTTCTATGCTAAATTCTCAAACGACTACTAATAATGAATCTAGAAGAGTTTATTAATACTGACCCCAATCAATACGGTAGAGGAAACGCCAATATATTCTACAGCTCCAGTCTCTCTGGGTCTGATGAGGTACCGGTTGCTCCTTTTACCATATTAGGAATGTCAGTACCCCTTACAGATTTAAATGGGAACAATTTAGTATCCCCGTTAAAAGAGGTAGATAAATTTAAATTTGATTTTGGCGGACAGAGAGTAGAAGCAACTATAACAGGTAGACAAAAGAAGAATACATATTTCTTTTTCTCATTTGATCCTATAATAGTTAATGGAATACCGGAAGAAGAACAGGGCGTTAGAGTAGAAGAAGATTCAGAATTTGTTTTCTTTCCGTATTTCGAGAGTAGTTACTTCAATAGCGACTACAACCCCTTCCAGGGATCTGCACAGACATTATTATTAAATTCGGTAGTACAGGTGGTAGATAGATCTACATCACAAGCTCAACCTACTAACTTAGATGCTTTATTATCTCAAACTGCTCAAAGAGCACAAATGCCGGACAGTTCATATGAAACAGCTGGACTGATTTCCGGTAAGTACCTAGGTGCAAAACTAACAAATGCTACTACGAACTTTAACGTTTCTAAAGAAGCATTAACAAGACACGTATTACAATATGGAATATCTGGCTCAGAACCTGCCTTAAGCTTTAAATTATTTGATGGTAGTATTCACTCATCAGATGCAGATACTAATACCATTAAAGGTCTATCTGACTCGGATAGAACTAAAATAGAAGTGTATTTTAACTCATACAGACAACTAAGCGGGAGTCTTTTAACATTTCCTAACTTCCCTCTAACAGGTAATATTTTATATGTAGGAGTAGAAGGATCTAAAGATCTTAGAAAAGCTGTAGATGCTAAAGTATATTCTATTGAGAAAAACAGAGTATATATTACAGATGAGGACGGTATTGTGACTTCATTTGCTTAATAAACTAAATTAACATATATTTATATAAAACACAATTACATAAAATGGGATACTTAGACAATTCAATTGTGACGGTGGACGCAATCCTAACAAAAAAAGGTAGAGAGCTATTAGCTAGAGGGGATGGCTCTTTCAAGATTACCCAATTTGCATTAGCAGATGACGAAATCGACTACACCTTATACAATCCACTTCATCCCTCTGGTTCTGCACTCTATGGAGAAGCTATCGAAAACTTACCGTTATTAGAAGCATTTCCTGACGAGACTCAAATTATGAAGTACAAATTAACAACTCTACCACGAGGTACTTCTAAACTACCTATTCTTGATTTAGGTGTAACATCTGTATCATTGAGACAAGGAGCTTCTGTAGCAATTACCCCTCAAACGCTAAACTACTTAGGAGCTACATCAATTTTTGAAACTCAAGGTTACACAGCAACAATCGCCGATGTTAGAACACTTAATTCATTTACAGGTGTTGGTATTAACACAGAAGAAGCAGAAAGACTAAATACCGGAACTACTATCGGAACTAACGTTTCTAAGACAGTTTTAGGTACATCAATTAACCTAGTTGCTACTTCAGTAAATACTTTATTCGGATCTAACACACAACTACAGACAACCTTGACTGTAATTGGTAGAGGATCAGGAGCAAGATTAACGATTCCAGTAACAATTACTAAAACTAACTAATTATGTCATATAAAAGATTTGATGCGGAAGATGTTGTAGTTAGTGCTGAATCGGTAACCACTCCTGTTTGGTCTGGCCAAAATACTACACTATCGTCATTTCATACTTCATCTACACAGGTAGGTGGAACCTCTGCAGACTACTACTACGATATCTACCAGACAGCATCTACTGATACATCTGCTAGAGTACAATTTTCAGTAGCATATGCAGATAAAAAAGGAAGTGGTTCACTTTACTTTAACTCTTCTGTAGCAGGTAAGTCTCCTTCTTCTACTATCTATGGTCAATACAGAAACCTAGTATTAGGTACTGAAGAAGATGATTTTACTTTTGGTTCAACAACTGCAGAACATTTCTATGTTATATCAATCGATAGAGCAAGATATAAAGAAAAGTTACTTCCCGGTAGTTTAACTTTACACCTAAACAATAGTTCTTCTGGAGACTTTTTATCATTAACAGATAACAGTAATCAGGTTTCTACTATTACTTACACAGACGCAGGAAGAGTGTACGAACTTATTACAGGTTCATTAGGTACTAAATCTTCTGCAGCTAAAAACGATAATGGGTACACTCAAGGGTCAGGTTCCTACGGTAAACTCCTCCCAGATATTGGGATTATCCTTTTAAACGGTAAAGCATTAGATGCTTCTGCTACTGCTGGAGGACTAAACCTCAATACCAACAGAGCTGCTAATACTGCATCGTTAAATAATAGAAAAATCTTTAACGCACTAGACTATAGTGGTAGTTTTAGAGTCCAATCTGAAGAAACAATCACTTCTAACTTCGTATTTGTTAGAGCTAGAAACTCTGAGTTTAATTATTCTACTAATCCATCATTAATAACAGGTTCAGGTGAATTGAGACATAATGTAATGATTAATACCCCTCAATCCTTTATTACATCTGTTGGACTGTATAATGATAATAACGATCTACTTGCTGTAGCAAAACTATCTAGACCTCTATTAAAGGACTTTACAAAAGAAAGTTTGGTACGTATCAAGTTAGACTATTAATAATGAATGAGCGCTTACAAGAAACTAAACCGTCAAGATGTTTATATATCTGATTACTCTGCTAAAAAGCAGTGGTATGCATCAGGTAGTACAGTTGATAGGTACGGTCTAGAGGTTCTAAGAGGGTTTTCAGGTTCAACACCAGGCTACCCTTACCCTACGGACTACCTAAACAATAGGTATCAAAAGTTAGTTTTTGATAGTGTTTTTCATAATTACTATTCCGGTAGTAATAAATTAGGTACTTTCTCTGGATCTTATAATTTATCATTACAAACTAGCCTTACCTTAACCGGTTCACGAAGTAGTAGCTGTGAGGTAGGTGTTATCTCTATTCCAAGAGACGTTTATGGTACGCATATTGAACCAGGAACGGTAGTTCTGAAGCCTTTCTTTGAAGAGGAGGATAAGTACTGGGAAGAAGGTTATGCTAGAGCAGACAACTTTGCAGATGACTACGTAGAGGACTTAGAACACTGGTACGGAACATTACCTATCGATTTAGATGATTATATTGTAGATGAAGGAGAATACGTAATCGAAACAGGCAGTCAATATCTAGAAAGAGATGAAAGTATTTTATTTGAAAGATACGAAGTAGTAGACGATAAAGAAGGTAGATTAATATTATCCGGCTCTACCCTACCTTATACTAAAAAAGAAAGAGTAGTAGGAGATGTAATTTATAATCAAGGACAGATTATCATTACTGATGACCATGCAGCTAGGTATTATTCAACTTATGCAAGACCTATTGTGCACTGGAAATCAAACCTACCTATTTATACATATAACGTTCACTGTACTGTGAAGGAAGCCGATATGAATTTTACTTATAACCCTTCTGCAATTACAGGATCAGATAATACTATCAGGGATAACATTACAGGAAGTAGTTTTAGACCCTATGTAACAACCGTTGGTTTATACAATGATGCAAATGAGTTAATAGCAGTTGCAAAAACGAATAGACCAATACCAAAATCGGAAAATGTTGATATGACGTTTGTCGTAAAATTAGATTTATAATGGCAGTAAAGTTTAGAGCAGATAAAGGCACACCGTTAACCTACGCAGAGTTAGATAATAACTTTGGAGCCTATTTTTATTCCGCTTCTACTAATGGGCAGACATTAACTCTGTACTATCCTAGTAGCTCACAAGTCCCAGTCAACAGTGGTTCTATTGACATAAGTTTAGTAAAAGGATTACAGAATGCAGGAGTAAATAAAAGACTCGTTGTATTCTCCGGTTCTTCTGCTGTATCATCAAGCCAAGGAGTTATTATAGATGAAAATAATAATTTAGGTATTGGTGTAAATGAGAATAACGATCTACCATTGTCGTACAAATTAATGGTGTCTGGTTCTATTAAAGCATCTGGTACAGTTGTGCAAGGATCAGATTTAAGATTAAAAGAAGACATTAGACCTATAGACAATGCTTTGAGTAGGGTTAATAATATCGACGGAGTATATTTTACTTATAAAGATACAAAAGAAAAGAGTATAGGTGTTATTGCACAAGACATACAGAAAATTCTACCAGAAGTTGTATCAGAAGATAATAATGGCTATCTTGGGGTTAACTATAGTGGTATCGTCCCTGTACTGGTCGAGGCTATTAGAGAACAAAGTAGCATTATATTCGATTTAGAAGAAAGAATATCTAAGTTAGAAAAGAAATAAGATGCCAGATAGTAATATTACATTAAGAACGGTAAAAGGATCAGGGCTAACCCATGCCGAGATGGATCAGAACTTCCAAGAGTTGTTCTATTCAGCATCTTCTACCAATTCAGAATTAAAGCTTTTCAGATCACAGTCTGACGCTCCTTTTGTTGCTGTAGAGTTTTCTACTCCTAAAGCAGATAAATATGCTGTACAGTTAAAAGAAGGTACAGGTTCTATTGCCGCTCAAATTACTTTTACTGGTTCTAACAATTTTAAATTTGATTACGATAACAATAACTTAATTGTAACAGGTTCACATTATCATAAAGGAGATATGGTAGTAGACGGTAGGATGACCGCTAAGGTTTTCCAGTCACAGACTATTATCTCTTCAACTTCTACAGGTTCTACCTCATTTGGAGACACCTTAGATGATAATCATATACTTACAGGTTCACAACATATTTCTGGTTCGTCTTTCTTAGTAGGTGATAGCGACATAGAAGGAGTTCTTAGCATTACAGGCTGGTCAGATGTTTCTGCATCGTTAGGCCACCTATACGAATTTAGTTCATCCTTAGATAGATTTTATGCAACTGATGCAGATTTAGAGGCTTCAAGGTCAATAGATAGTGCATCATTCCATGCTGATAGGGTAACAAGAATAGCAGCATTATCTGCATCTTCTAATACTCATAGAAATGTTCTCTATAATTACAACTCTAGCTCTATACAAGCATTATCGCAATCAGCTCATACACAGAGAGTACATTTATGGAACTCTGCCTCAGCTTTAGATAGCGCAGTATCAGAATCAGCTTCAGGCTCTATAGCAGAACTTTCTTCTTCAGCACATACTCAAAGACAAAGCATATCAGGTAGTTTTGATAGTACTATAAGCAGCTTATCTTCTAGTATTCATAATGAATTCTTAAAAGACACAACTGACACATTTACAGGTACTCTAACTGTAGCCGGTAATGTTGATGCAAACGATGTTACGATAGACGTCTGGGGAAGTATTTCTGCTTCATTAGCACAAATATCTTCTTCAGCTAGTGGTAGCCAATTAAACATAGCAAATAATGCTAATGATAGATTGGTAACTGCACAAGGTACAGACTACTTAAACGCTGAGGCTAATTTAACATTTGATGGAACACATTTAACAATCGGTGGTACTTCATTAACTAACTTTACCCCTACATCGCATGTAGGATTAGCAACTTTAGTTGGAGGTACGCAATCTGGTTCGTTAATTGAAGCATACGAAGGTGGGCATTTTGTAGTAGGTATTAGAGATAATGCTACTGATGGATACGATAGCTTTGCTGTTGTTTCCGGTGATGGAGGATACTACTCAGGTAACCAGTATACTAAATTAGCATTTAGAGTATCTGGTTCTGGAGATACATTAGTAGGAGGTAATCTAACAGTACAAGATAATTTATTTGTCACTGGTTCAATTGATGCAACAGCTGATATTACCGCTTACTTCTCTTCTGATGAAAGATTAAAGGATAACGTTACTCCTATAAGTGACGCAATAAATAAAATAAATCAAATAGGAGGATATGGATTTGATTGGAATAGTAATTCTGAGCATAGCGGTCACGATGTTGGTGTTATCGCTCAGGAAATCGAAAAAGTGCTGCCAGAGGTAGTAACTACTCGAGATAATGGCTATAAAGCCGTACGTTATGAAAAAATTGTCGCGTTATTGATTCAAGCTGTTAAAGAACAGCAGTTACAAATCGATGAGCTGAAGTCAAAGCTCTAGCGACCAA